TACAGTACAGAATATAACTATTGACCAAGGTACGACGTTTAGTCTGACGATTAATCTCACGAATGATGATAATTCTGCTAAAGATTTAGCGAATTATACAATAGCATCACAAATGAGAAAATCATACGAGGGGACGACAAAGACGGACTTTACTACGGCAAAAGTAGATGCGACAGGCGAAGTAACAATCTCATTAACGGCAGCTCAGACTACATTAGTTAAGCAAGGCCGTTATGTATATGATGTAGAGATCACAGGAACATCTCCTGTGGAAACTCTAAGGGTTTTAGAAGGCCTCGTAACAGTAACCCCACAAGTAACCAAAGCAGCTTAGGAGGATAGATGGCAGTAACAGTTACCCCGCAGTCCGGACTGAAAGTAAATGTAGGTTTAGGATCCGCGCGTGTTGTTACAACACAGACGACTTCTGCGTTGGTGGGAACATCATTAGACGATTTATCAAGTGTAAATACGTCTGGTGTACAGGATGGTTACACATTAGTATATGATTCTTCGACTAGTAAATGGGTAGCGCAGGTATTAACTGCATCTGCTCCAACTACTATAGACGGTGGAACATTTTAAAATGAATTATATAATGCGATTATTAAACAACAAAACATTTAACTAGGAGATATTAAATGGCAACAACAATACAAATTAAACGAAGCACGGGCTCAGCAGCCCCAGGTGTTGGAGATTTGGTTGAGGCAGAATTAGCGTACTCTGAAGACCGTTCAGGTAGTGGTGCAGCAGCAAAACTTTATATTTCATCTATAGATTCCGGTGGTAACGAGGTTATCCAGGAACTAGGTGGTAAGTATTACACTGACATTATCGACACGGCCACATCAGCGAATACAGCTAGCAAACTCGTAGCACGAGACGCTAGTGGTAACTTTTCCGCAGGTACAATTACCTGGGGATCGCTAAGTGATGGAAGTATAACAGCGACAGCATTCGTAGACGAAGACAATATGGCTTCGAACAGTGCAACGCTAATTCCAACACAGCAATCTGTAAAAGCTTATGTTGATGCTCAAGTAACAGCACAGGATATGGACGTAGCGTCTGACTCCGGTTCTATTGATGTAGATCTAGATTCAGAATCTTTAACTATTGCAGGGGGCACAGGTATTAGTACAAGTGCATCCGGTTCAACAGTTACAGCTACTCTAGATAATACAGCAGTTACAGCAGCATCTTATGGATCAAGTGCAGCAATTCCAGTAATAACAGTTGATGCTCAAGGACGTATAACAGCGGCCACTACAGCAGCAACCAGTTCAACACTGACAATTGGAGCGGATTCAGGATCTGATGACACCTTAACGGTGGGAACAGATACATTTAACTTTGCAGGCACAGCCAATGAAGTTGAAACAACAGTTTCAAACAATACAATAACTATTGGTTTACCAAACAATGTAACAATTGGTGGTAACCTAACAGTATCAGGAACAACTACAACAGTTGATTCTACAACATTAAGTGTTGCAGATCCACTTATTATATTAGCCTCCGGCAACAACTCATCTGATGCAGTTGATGTTGGTTTATACGGCTTGTATGATACTTCGGGTTCACAAGACTTATATGGTGGTTTCTATAGAGACGCTTCCGATTCAGGTAAGTGGAAACTCTTTAAAGACAATCAAGCAGCCCCAACTACAACAGTTAATACTGGTGGAACAGGTTATGCAGTAGCGACACTTGTTGCTCACTTGGAAGATTCAAGTGTAGCAATTACAGGTGGTAGTATTACAGGCATTACTGATCTAGTAGTAGCAGACGGTGGTACGGGCGCTAGCACTCTTACAAGCAATGGTGTACTATATGGTAACGGAACAGGAGCTATACAAGCAACTGCAGCCGGTACTGATGGTTATATCATGTATTCTAATAGTGGGACACCAGCATGGACCAACACAATTAGTGGTGGAACATACTAATTTAAATTATAAGGTATGACAATGACACAACAAAATGATCAAAGTGAATTGATTAATGAATATATTAAAAACTTAGCGGCGAAAGTTAACGAGTTACAAGCGGAAAACATTTTATTAAAAACTAGATTAAGTCTTTTGGAAAACGTGAAAGTGGCAAAAGCACAGGAACAGCAGGTGACAGATGGAGGAGGCTTTGGACAAGCTGAACCAGCACCCAAGGTAGAAAAACCAACACCTAAACCTGCTCCTGAACCTTCAATGAAGGTTAATGCAAGGCCAGGATCCAAGAAAACAAGAGACTCTTCTGGACAATTTATAGAAAAATAGGAGAAAAACATGGCAGTAATAATTAAGATCAAAAAATCTGAAACAGCATCTGATGCTCCAACAACCTCAGATCTCGCGGTCGGAGAAATAGCATTAAATACAGCAGATAAAAAGATCTACGTAAGGGATAGCGCAGACGCTATCATTAACGTTGCTAACTATGTTGAAGCAGATCTATCATTAGTATTCCCAACAGGAGACTATGGTAGTGTTGCAAACACATTGAGCGAAGATGCCTTTGGACAGTTAATAGATAAAATCTATGATCTGAAAGGAGATTACACTTCGGTTAATCCTACTATTAAAATGAGAGTCGCTACTGAAGACTTAGGCGCTTTTTCATAACCAATTAAATTAGGGGAAAATCATATGGCAGTTACAGTACAATTTAGGAGAGGCACAGCTACACAGAACAATTCGTTCACAGGTGCAGCAGGTGAAGTTTCTATTAATACAACTAACAACGCTATTCGAGTCCATGATGGAAGCAC